ATCAACTTTTCGTTTTTGCAGAAAACTACTTGATATTCCCTAAATAGTTTGTTATACTATCTGTGTTACGGATGATAAATAAATCTCTAAGGACTTTATGGACATTAGCTTAAGCGATAGCGCATATATGGTGATCAATGACTCTATTCAAGAGGGTGAATATCTTAGGGTCGGTGCTAAGTCTGGAGGATGTTCGGGTTGGAAATGGCATCTCGAAACTGAATCTGGAATGGAAGATCGAATGGATGATGTCTTCTTTACTGATACGTTTCAAATTCGTGTCAATCATGACATTTTACACGATGTGATTGGAAGTGCAGTCATTGACTACAAAACAACTGGTAACTTAGTTGAGGACGGATTTATTGTCAGGAGAATCGTCGCCCCTGGCCACGAGTGCGGGTGTGGAGAATCCTTCACTCCTATCTCTGAAATACATGGCAATAAAGTAACTATCGACAATGTCTGACCAGGCTTTGAACTGATCGACCTCAACTCCTGTCCTTTCTACGAATGCGTCATACATATCTAGTTTCTTCGCATTTCCCTTTCCAGTCGCATATTTCTTGACAGTCGTGGGAGGGACAGTCTCAAAGGGTATTCCGTAGTTCAGAAACTCGTGTTTCAATACCCCACCATTTTCTGCAATCTTCGTGACTGCATCTCCCCTAGCCCCAAACGCATACGACTCCAACATAACCAGACCTCGGTCAAAGGTAATTACACCCACGGCCCAGTCGGCTAGTCTTCTTCGTCTGTATGTCTGGGAAAAGAATTCTGGATACTTGGAAATAGTAACGTGATCGTTTGACTCTTCCTTACCCATTGCGTAGGAATGCCAAGTGTCACCCACAACCTTTGTGATCGCGGGTGAAGTCAGGGAATAGTCAACCCCCCAAAATGGGATTTTCCTTGGCACGTTGGTTTTCCTCTTCTACGCAGACAGGTAAAGTCAGGTCTACGATAGTTTGAACCATTGGGATAGGTGGATCGATTTGGACTTGGTCAAATGTAACGGAGTGTCTTAGTGCGTCAACGACACAACCACAAACGGACCTGACCTGTTCAGGCCAGAATCGATCTGAGAACATTTGTGATTCTTCTATCTTACCAGCACAACCCTCCACAAATCCGTAGATCCATGCAGATGTGTACCAATAGGGTGTAGCTCCGTCAGGATGGGCGTGTAGTGGACTAGAAACCACCATCGTCGCCATCATCATAAAGACCAGCTTCTTTTTCTTCTTCAATCTCTGAGTTAATTCTGTCAATATCTGTGTCATTTTGTCTCAAGATGTTATGACGTATCTCTTGGTCAGAGAAGTATCGACCACGATGGTCAATTGCCTGGCCAACGAGATTCAATCGTTGTTCCATAAGTTCGGCATTCTTGAGTTCATCAAAATGAGTGTCAGTTTCATAAACAAAGAGAATGTCATCACGAATTTGATCCCAGTCTTCTGCAGAAGCGATACCCTTCAATAAACACTGTTTCTTCATCAAGTCGTAGAACAGTGCATTGAATCGACTTCTGAGTCTATCTAGGAACTTACCAAACTTTATCTCGTCCCTTGTAATCTCTGACGCTCGTCCAAAGAAACCAGATGTGGCTTCGTCTGACATTCTAGACAGAGGTACGTTCAGGGCTTTGTAAAGTTTCTTTTGAAAGAAAAGTATGTCTTCGATGTCGGCAAGATTTTGTCCGCCAGGAAGTGTGGAAATCTCAGTACCTCGACCACCTTCTCTACGTGGGAGCCAGAAGTCTTCAAGAATACTTGCGAACTTTCTGTCATCCTTAACTTCTCCTGTGTTAGCGTCATAGACAATCTTATTCTTGTATCTCTGCATGATGTCACGCATGTACTGTTCTGCCTTTATCTTGGGCAGGTTACCAACATCAACGTAGAAGATACGACGCTCGGGAGCACGTGAGACACGATAGATGATTTGAGCATCTTCTACCATTCTCAGGTTGTTCAGAGGTTTGATAGCTTTGTGTAGGTATCCAAGGACCATCTTTCGTCCAGCGTCCATGAGACCTGAACCAGAGTATGCGATAGAATCTTTGGATATTTTGATTTGTGACTTACTCCCAGATTCCTTGGTAAAGAATCCATTTGGAGCATAGATGTAATACTCATCAAACTTCGGTATGATGGGTTGGACCATTGCATTTTGAATCTCTTCGGGTGTAGGACGTTTCTCTTCCCTTACCTTCTTCAGTTTCAGACTGTCAATGATTCGTAACTCTGTGAGACCTTCCGCAGGATTTGCAGGGTCAATGATACAATGGTAATAAACCCTACCATCAATGTACCACCTCTTGAAGACATCGTACCCAAGATTACGGAAGTCGAGTAGGCGTAGGATAGTCTTGAACTCACGATGGAGTTCTTTTTTGACTTTCTCTCCTACGTTTAGATTTGAAAGGTTGAGGGTGACAAGATCGGTTTTCCCTGTGTCAACAATAATCTCATTAATGATATCATCGATTGCCGTTTCACACTCAGGTTGTAACGCCATTCCACGATATCGGGCGATTAAGTCAAACTCATTTTTGACTGTACCCTCAAGATCAAGGAACTGACCAAACGCACCAGCACCAGAGGCAATGGAGGCTACTCCGTCCTCTGGTTCTGGAATCGTAAAATGCTGAGAGGTCAGCTTGTCACTGTCATCCCTTCCGATTGTAAAACCGAAAAGTTTGATTGCCATAATTTATTCTCTATTATTCGTCTTTAAGACCACGTGTAGCTGTCTTCTCAATCTCGTAGTATTGATAAGCCATTTCTACAGTGAAGGATTCAATGGTATCGGTGTCTCCGTATGACAGAGCGATATCCCCTACGTTCACAGGAAAAGCGGTATTAAACTTATACCTTCTAAGTTGGTTACCCTTCTTTCCAAGTTGTGTAACGTATATAGTGGAGATGATCTCCGAATCTGCATTGATCTCTACTTTGTTTCCGAATACGTTTGCGAAGTTTTGAATGTCGTGTGCCCATTCTTCGAATGCGACTCTGATACTCATATCTTCGTCATTGTAGAACGAAAGTGAGAGGTTTCCAAAGGTCCGTGTACCAGGCAGTTTAATCTGTCTACCCATGAAGGATACTGGAATGTTTCCAAGATCGGTAGCAGGTAAACTTGCAGTCTGACACAATAAGAAGTGTTCAGGTGCGAATGTAGGTACGTTCTGGAAATACTGTTGCCCTTTACCCTCAATACTTACAGCAAATAGATTGGGGCGAGCACCAGCTTTTGGAAAACTCTTGATAAAATCATTTATCGAATATGCTACGTCAGCCATTTATCTCCCTTATACTGCTCCAACCGCTTCGCTGAACTCGACCCCAGAACGGACCGCAACGAATGTCAGTTGTATGAAGTTAATAGATTTAGTGGGCTTGATAAAGATGTCTGCAGCGAACTTGTTAGCATCGATAAGGTCAGGTGTGTTATTGGTTTCGTCACAAACGACTAAGAAGTCTGTGATACCCTGTCCCGACTTGATACCCTCCAAGAATCCCTCAATAAGTGAGGAGAAGTTCGACCTTGTGAACGCAGTATTGAACTGGAACAACTGGTCTCTCGCAGCCTGTCCAATGACCTTCTCGCAGTAGATGAAAAGTCTTCGGACGTTGATTCTGTCAAACGCACTTGGTTTCGCAGAAAGAGTTTTGTCACCGAATAGAACTGTACCTTGGCCTGGGAAACTTACGACTGGGTTGTATCCAATTCTGTAGAGTTCGTCCCTTTCCTCCTGTGTAGGATTGTAAGCCAAACGAATAGCACTGTTAATAGTACCACGTTGGAATCCAGCAGGTGAAAACCATGTGTCTGCATCAGCGTCAGTTCTTGCCAAGATACCTGCGATGTCTCCGTTCAACGGAATCCAGCGATAGGTATCGTTGTACTTGTCGTACTGGTATCCCCATCCTGTGTCCAGAATAGAATACGTTGACGAGGTAAGGCTCGTTCTGAAGTTCTTTAGGTTTGAAAGTTCTGCGTTAGGCTTGTTTACTACGTCTGAGAACTCAGGTGAGATACAGACTACACAGTCTTTTCTCTTTCCTGCAATACCAGTAATGTAGTTAGCAAGTGTAGCCCCATCCCCTTCAGGTGGTGCTCCTAACATCATGATAGAAATTTCGATTACGTTAGGATCGTTGAACTTGTCCCATCCCAGTTGCATGTCTCCAACTGTGATAGCTCCTCCGTCACTTCCACCTGTCATCTCATAGTAATAGTTTTGTTTGACAGTTGTGAAACGGGCGTTCTTTGTGTATCCACCCCAGTCACCAGTCGCAGCGGCCATCGCTTCGTTTGGATGGTTCAACCACGATACGTACTGTGATGTATTGTTGATCCTCTGTTTGTAGTAGATGCTCGCTCCCTCTGGAGACTTAGCATCACGACCTACGGACAAGTTAGACCATGACTCAATTACGTCATCTTCTACTTCTGTCCAGTCAGCGGCGTAGTCGTAAACAACTACGTGAATTTCGTCATTTTGTGCATTCGCTGTTTCAGCGTGGGCTGATGTGCCTGGGGCTGAGTCAAAGTTCAGTGCGAACTTCCATCTCTTGTCGTAACTCGTTCCACCTGCAATAGCGGTAGTCGAGATAGGATGTTTGATGGTCATCGCTGTGTCAGACGTAATAGACTGAACTTCTGATGTATTTGCTCCAACCACAATCAAGTCACCGACTTTGAAGTCAGCGGTAAATGCTGTCCCTGTTCCGACTACTTCTAAACTGTTAGCGGTCAGGGATACTGTTCCAACCATGTTGAAATCTTCAAAGTTGGAATGGATCAGTCTAGTTGGTGCTGATCCCGCAGCTTGGTCAGCCAGTGGATAAGTAAAATCACACTGGGTATTTGATGTTATAGAAGCAACGTGAAATACGTTGCCGTTGACGGAAACTTTCGCTCCGACAAATAGTTCGTCATCAAATGCGGTGCCTGTTCCTGTACAAACTCCAGATACAATCTCTACAGTTCCAGTCATTTCTAACGCTGGTGTGTCAGCAGGACACATAGCGATTCCAAGGGAGTTACCCAAGGAGCCTGGAAATTTCGCGGCCCAGAAACGATTAGGTGTACTGTCTAAGTTTCCACCTTGGTCTGGGTCTAAGTCAATGTAGGAATCGGCGTTCTTTATAAGACGGCCTCCCCCATCAGTCGTAGCGTTCATTGCGTCATCAGCTACGACTCTGACTAATCTTAGGTTGTTACTGTAGCTCAGGAAGTTCGCCGCAGCATAATAATGAACGTAGGTATCTTCGTTAGGTGCTCCAAACCTCGCTTTTAGGTTTGGTTCAGATGTCACCAAAGTGATGTCATCCGCTGGACCCCATACAAACTGTCCTACCGCTGCAGCAATCGAGGTTGCTACTGCAGGTGTTCCAGTCGTAAGGTCAATCTCCCTAATCGAGACGCCTGGACTTATTGGAAATGCCATATAACTCCTTTAGTTACAAATCGTCAGCAGTTGCGTATACAATGTATTTAGTAAAAAACAGTATTACGACAACCACGAGTCATCACCATCTTTCACCACCATAGTCGGTGGTTCCTTATAGTCGTACTCTGTTATTCCATCATCATAAAATCCAAACGGAGTCAGATCATCCCACGTGTCTTGGTCGACATCCTGTAGAAATTCTGAACGTAGGGAAACCTCTATGAGGTCTTCAAAGTATTGTTGTGCAGAAAGCCAACCAAACAATAGGCAACACATCACGAGATCGTCTGTGTTTCCAGGCTGGGCTTCCCAACTCTTTCCCTTCTCAGTGAAGGCATAAAGTTCTTGTATTAGGTCCACATCCTTGATTATGACCTTGTCTCCTTCCACCATATTCTTGAACATATTCGCCCCTATGTTCTTGGTGATCATCGTCTGTCTCAGTCCCATAGACGCTGAACGAGAAAAACCAGCAGAGATAACAATACCTTCCCTACCATTATGTCGTGTCATGATCATGTTCTCGTAACCTATGTCGGTACGTAGAATGTGACCTACTTGAGCCCCAACGTCATTGGTTTCGACCAATACGTGAGCCTCGTTGTATTGTTTTGCAATCTGGTGTATGAAGTTCGGAAACACCAGAGGTGTGACTGTATTGTCACGATACTTGGCGACCAACATCGATGGATACTGGGACACATTCCAGACTGTGATTGCAGAATAATCTTTACCCTTTCCGTGCGCAACGTCAGCCGTCAAGGCGTATTGTTGTCCGTACTTGGGCTCTTCGTAGATGTCCAGACCATTCTTGGAGAAAACAGGGTCTTCCCATCTCAACATGGTCAGTTTGTCAGCGGAAATAAGTGTGTCTGCAGAACCGATGAACTCTGTCTCAAACTCCTGTCTGAACTGTTCGACTGAAGTGTTTCGTATCTGTTTCTTTTTCCATTTTTCATCACGGCCTGGAACCTCAGACCAGTGGACTTCTATCGGTGTAAAGTCTGACTTTCTATCAGCTGCGTCCATCCACATCTTGTAGTAGTGGTTCATCCCTTTTGGTGTGGACACGATTATCATCTTCGTTTCGTGACCAGATGTAATCGTAGGATAAACGGAACGGAAAAAGTCCTCGGCTATATGGGATTCAACAAAAGCAAACTCATCAA